CGGTTATGTCTGCGAAATTGGATATATCGAATTTCTTACCGGACAGCTTTTCCGCGTCACTCAGCAGCCGCTCCATTTCTTCCTGCGTACCGCTGTAACCGAGCTTGAGGTTGTCCAGCATGGTGTAGTTCTGCATGGAGAATCCGCGATACGCATTCTGGATAAGCTCAAGGTCTGTGCCCATTTTGTTCGCGTTGTCGGACATATCCACAATCGCGCTGTTCGCATAGGACGCAGCCTTGTCGGTGTCGTTGCCGAGCGATTTAATCAAGCTGGCAGAAAAACTCGTGGTGAGTTCCATGTACTGGTTCGCCGACATACCAGCGGTGGCGTAGGCATTTGCCGCATTTGCCTGTACCGTCTGAGAGGCTTTGCCGAACAGGGTATCAATACCGCCGACAAGCTGCTCATAATCGGAATAGGCAGACACGACCTGCACACCGAGCGCTACGGCTCCTGCGGCGGCAGCTGCGGAAACACCCGCGATAGCAGCCCCCGCGCCTTTCAGAACGCCGCCGAGCTTTTCAAACTTGCCGCCAGATTCCTCGGCGGCCTCGCCAAGATTGGAAACGTCCTGTCTGGCGCCGCCGGCAGAACCGCCCATATCATCTGTTGCGGTGGCAGCCCGTTCTGCGTTTCTGATGTAGTCAGTGAACCTGTCCTTTGCGGACTGGATCGCGTTACCCAGCCCGTTTCGGATTGTAGAAATCGGGTGCGCAAAACCATTTGCGATGTTCTGCGCACCCGATACAACATTTTCTCTAAAGGCGTTGGCTTGCCCCATCACGTAGGAGAAAGCCCCGCCGACGCCGGAGCGCAGGGAGGAGGAAAAAGTGTTTCCTCCATCCACGGCGGCAAGGAAAGAACTGCGGAACGCCGAGCCTACGCTGCTGGCCTGCGACTGCAAACCGCCGAGATTGCTCGTGACATTTCGGATGCTCGAATCAGCCTGAGAGCTATCCGCACTGATATTGATTCTGCCGCCGCTGCCCTGCAAGCCGCCAAGACTGCTCGTGACGTTGCGAATGCTGGCTTCTGCCTGCGACGTGTTGGCACGTACATTTATGCTGTACGATACACTGCGGGATTCATCCACAGTTCATCCCTCCTCTCAATCTTTCTTGTTCCATTCGTCCTGCCAGAGCAGGCGGGCCTGTTCGGTCTCGGAGAACTCATACAGATCCATTTCTTTAAGCTCCGAATAGGTCACGCCGCCCATGCAGAACACAAGCCGCCAAAAC